TTAGAGACCCAAAGCATCTGCGAAGGCTTCGACGGACTCTTCCTCAAGTTCTTTGAATGAATGACCGTAGATAGTTAAAATCATTTCAGGCGTGTTCCCGAGACGCTCAGAGATAACTTTCACTGGTATTCTCTTACCAACAAGAATAGTTGCATGAGTATGTCTTAGGCCATGAACAGTTATTCTTTTCAAATTTTCTTTCTTAGTTACCCGATCTATAGCACTTTTAAGTATAGAATGAGAAACAGGATTTCCTGACGATTTATTTATGAAAATAAAATCATCTTCTGATAAGCGTTTTCCAAAGGAAAGCATTAACTCTTTGCACCATTTACGGTATACTTTTAACTGATTCATTAGTTCTCCAATTACTTTTATAGTGCGGTAACTATTTTTTGTTTTTGGAGGACGTACTCCCTTGGTGTCTCTGGTTCTGCTCACTGATACTGTCATGTCCTCAAAGTTAATATCATTCCATTTAAGTCCCATACACTCTCCTTTTCTCATTCCAGTGAGCGCTAATAGTAAGACCATTGTATAGTTAGTGATATTTTCATGTCGCTCAAAGGCTTCAAGAAATTTCTTTAACTCCAAGGCAGTGTAAAAGTTCTCACTTTCTTTTTTGGGTTGAGGTATAGTTATTTTATTAAATCTGTTTCTTTGAAGGATTTCAGTATCTACTGCAGCATTTATGGCAGTTTTAAATTGGGCATGATAAGCGGCGACGCTGCCCGGACTATATTCGTTGAGAAGTTTGTTTATAAATAGCCTTTTGTAAGTCACTTTATCTAATTTGAGCAATTTTATTTTGCCAAGCAATGGCTTGATGATTGTTTCGATAGTTAAGGCCCTATTTTCACGTGTGGTTATTCCCCATTGGTTTTTATTTGTTTCGAACCAAATGTCTAACCACTCTCCCACCGTTAAATTTTCATTTTCAACTTTTTTTATATCGCCGTTTACAATTGCTGTTTTTACTTGTAATAAGGCTCTATATGCTTCGTTCTCGCTTTTAAATCCTTGTTTGGATTTCTCACGCCGTTTCCCAAAAGCATCATAATAGCGATACCTATATAACCAACGCTTTTCTTTCTTTGCGTTGAAGTAATAATATAAATCATCGTCTTTATCTGTTTTAAACATTTTCATTTGTAACAGCCCTTTCCTTCGTGGACAGACGCATAAAAGGGGCTATGATTATTTTGAGATCACCTCCTTAAAATTCTTCTAACATTTCAATAACGCCGAGAGGTTGAAAACTGATAGTTAATCCGTTCACCTGTTTAAAAAGTCCGTATTCTTCTTCATATCTTTTCAAGGCCTCTTCTAAAAAAGTCTCAGTTACATTTAAAAACTCGGCCAATTCATAACGGCTTTTTATTCCCGCTTTTTGGGCTTCAATAATTTTAGACAAAGGGACTAATTTTTTATATGCCCAATTTCTCGCCCTTTTTTCTTGTTTTCGGTTTTCCATCTTACTCTGATCCAAAATATCTCCATAAGAGGTGAAATGGTGTCCTAATTCTTCAGCAAGAGTGCAACTTTTTTCAATTCTCGATTGTTTTTTGTTAATCCAAACTATGCCGCTATTATAAAGGCCCTTTAATCTTGATGGCATAAATCGTTCAATAACTTCTATTCTGTGGCGAGAAGCCTCTAACAATAGATGATCATAAAGCAATACAAATACACCTCTTATTTTTTCTCTCTTTTTAAGCGTACGAATTCTTTAAATCGTTCTATTTCTTCAAGTTCTTCTTCCGTCCAGTCTTCACCATCATGGTGAGCTGCTATTGTTTCAACAGGAAAATCAGTTCTGCCAAGTAAATAATCCACGGATACATTAAAGTAATCAGCTACTTTTTGTAGTTTATCTACTGCGGGCTTTTGGGTTTTCCATTTATATAATGAATTAACCCCCATATCTATCCGTTTAGCTAAATCAGTTAGTGATATCTTACGGTCGTCAGCAAGTTTTTTAACCCTATCGAATGTAGTCAATTTAACCATCCTTAATAAAGCTCAGGGACTTTTTTATCCAAGCGGATAGAAAATCATTGACATTTATCCGTTTAGATAATAAACTAAGTCCATAAGCTATTATTTAAGCTTTTTGAGCACTACAAATTAAAAGCCAGTGACCACGTTCCCCAACGTACAAGGCTGTTGCTGTAGGCTTATTCAGCTATGACTCAATTTTATCCGAATGGATAAAACATGTCAACAAAAAGCTAAATAGTTCGCAAAAAAGATAATGCAAAGAGGTGCTTTGAATGGAAATGAATTTCGGAAAGCAAGTTAAAACTTGGCTAATTCTTAATGACATGCAGCAGAAGGATTTAGCACAAATGCTTAATATCTCAAATGCCTACTTGTCGGATATTTTGTTAGGCAAGCGGCAGGGAAAAAAAGTTCGTGAAAAAATAATAAAAATTGTAAATGAAAGAGGGGCGTCATGGCTTGCCGACTGTTAAATTTGACGTTGCTGTCAATGAAACCGAAATCCGTGACTATATCAATCAACAGTTAGACCAAGCCATAAGGGAGTCACTTTTTGTGTGGGATATTGAAACCATGTCAAAAAGAACTTGCATGAGCAAAAGCTTTTTAGAAAATGAGTTTTTGCGTGATCCGAGAATGAAATTGATTGAGCGCCGAAAGGAGAAAGGTAAGCGGTTTTGGTTCTATGAAGAATCCAAACAGGTAATGAAAGACATTATGGACGAATGGTAAAAAACAAAGCGTGGACAGACGCACTTATAAAATTGGAGGCTTACTAATTTGAAAAAACGAAAAATCTTAGGGATTTCGCTTTTCCTATTTGGTTTTGAAATGAGTCTGACAGCTCAGTGTAAACGAAAAACAGTAACCCGCGATGAAGAGCAGCGCGGCCGCCATTGGAAAGAGTACCTGAAAGGGGAAAAGGCATGAAATTAGATCACTTCTTAAAATCAGACAGCGTATCTGTTTTACGAAAGCTTTCAACTGCTCAATTTTTATTAAGCGAATTACTTCCGGATGAAATCGAGGATTGTAATTTTGAGGAATGCATTGATCTTTGTCTATCGGCTGCTGAAATGTTCAAGGAAATCAATCGGATGCATCAACTGGCATCAGTCACACAACTACATGAAATCGCGTCCCGTTTTTCTTTAAAAGGGATAGATGTTTCGGTTGTGCAAAGGGGGCAGACAAGTGAACATGTCTAATTCAGTTTCCCCGCAAATCACAAATATATGGCCGGAGGATGAAAAGTCGAGAGATTTCATATCACTTTTAATTGAAAATGGCCCGCTCTTCATTTTTCCCAAAGATGTTGCAGACAACAGAGGGGAAAAGGTGGAGATCATCGAAAGAGCAAAATCAATTTCCGGTAAAGTCCTCATGGAATTTACCCAAGACGGAACTGATTATTGTATCCAGTGGTGCCGGGCTTCCGAACAGGAAATTATAAAAGTTAGGCAACGTGAATTAAAGAGAATGGAGGAAGCAGCATGCAATTAAATTTAGTCGAATCAAACGGACAATATCTTGCTGATAGCCGGGATGTTGCGGAAGTGACGGGCAAACGTCATTCAGACTTAATCAGAACTATTAAAGGATACATCGACACAATTTTAACCGACGCAAAATTACGTTCGTCAGATTTTTTCATTGCTTCTACATATGAGGACAGCAAAGGAGAAATCCGCCCTCGCTTTTTACTCACTAAAAAAGGCTGTGAAATGGTCGCCAACAAAATGACAGGGGAAAAAGGCATACTGTTTACCGCTGCTTACGTGGATCAATTCAATCAGATGGAGCGGCACTTGCAAAACGATTACTCACAGTTAAGCCCGCAACTTCAACAGATGATACGTTTTGAACAAAAGCAAAGTGAACATGATAAGCGATTGAACCAACTTGAAAACAATTGGCAAATTGATTCCTTTCAGCAAAATGTAATTCAAAAGCAGATACGTAAACGTGTTTATGAAATCCGTGACAATTACGACAACAGCGAGACAGGCACACGCCGTTTGTTTGCAGGCATTCACCGTAATTTTAGAGACGCGTTCGCCGTCCCGTCGTACAGAGATTTACGCAAACTCGATTTTGAGGACGCTAAAGCATGGATTAAATCATGGCGGCCATTATTTTAGGAGGAATGGAAAATGAATACATTTGAGTTTTATAGTCAAGTCAAAGCGTTAAAAGTGGAAGTGAACCATGTTTCTACAGAGTTTCATGCATTTATCCTGAATGCAAATAAAGCCCTTCAAGATGGCCTTGATCGTATAGCAGAATCAAATTTAACGCATCTATTTGCTGGTGCATCAGAGGGGGATATTCCTGTGGAGGTTCTTCAATCACTGAGTGAATTTTTTAACGTAGATAAAATTATGGCCGTTTCAAAATATAGCCCCTATAACACTATGGTTTGGATTAAGCGTCTGCAGCGCAAAATAAACGATTGGAACAAACTCACTTTAAAGTATCAAAAACGTCTGTGGGCCATATTGAACGAGGTTGAGGGCTTAGAAACCTATCAAGCCATAGGGCATAAATGGCGAACTGAGATCAACGAAATTAAGCAAGAAATTAATACAGCATTAAATTACAGAATCTCGTGTCAAGAGAAACTAGAACAATATCTAACTATGTCAGTAGGCTACTGGAAAATGAAAAAGAACGACTTTTTGTCTCTTATATCTGTAGATCACAGTAAAGCAAGAGCGTCTGAAATGAGAAAGATAATTGATGATCTGCCGGACGAAATTGATTCTGACAAACTTTTAGTTGAGGTTGTCAATAAAAATATAGAGGCCCCCGAAGACGATGTTTACTTTGATATTTTCTTTGCTGGTGTTATGGAACGTGTTAAAAGCGGGGAGATTGATACGTTAAGAATGTTTCAAGAGGTTATAAAAGAGCCGATCCCGGTTTATAAAGCCGTAAAAGATGAATACGGCCGAGTTGTATCAATTGAACGGGAGCGGCCCAACCTAAAACTAATGTAGAAGAAGGTATGCCATTTGGTCGAGAAAGAGTGCTGCCACACTTTTTCTTGACTGGCTTGAATAGAAAATACCACGCTTCTTTTAAAAAATCAATTCAATATTTCAAATATATACCATGAAAAGGGGAAGAAGTTATGAAATTAATGGGTACGCCATCTAAAATGATCGAGGTTGGAAATAAATGTGGGATTAAGCATGGAGCGGTCGAGCTGGGTTCACATTTCTATGACGCGGGAATGGTTGCAATTCTAAAGCTTGTCGCACGTACGGAGCTGCATGATTCGAACGAGGTGAAAATTGAAGTTTCGGAAAAAGCAAAGGCTGCTAATGAACAAGTAAACAAGCTTTTCGAAGCCTTAGTAAATAAGCTGTCAGGAGAGCAACTGGAGCTATTCAAAGCGTTTGATGAAGCATATTCTTGCAAGGCTTCATTTGATACAGAAGATGCATTCAGCGCGGGTTTTGTGGGCGGCTTCCGTTACTTAATGGGGGAAGCGGCTTACAGCAACGATATGAATTTTTACAAGTAAAGGTGAGTTAAATGATTGGTTGGATAAAGCTTCATAGGAGTGTTCAAGATCACTGGATATACCAAGAAAAAAGAAAGTTTTCTAAATATGAAGCTTGGCTCGATTTACTTATGATGGCCAGTCATAAAGATAATAAATTCGTGTTAGGAAATGAGCTTTATGATCTTAAAAGAGGGGAATTTATTTCATCCATTCGTAAACTTGGTGAACGTTGGTCATGGTCAAATACAAAAGTGACTCAGTTTCTTGATCTGTTAAAGAAAGATGAAATGATTGATTTTAAAAAAGACACTAAAAAAACGCTTATAACCATTGTCAATTATGGGGTTTACCATGATTCTGATGAAGAAAAAAAGACAGTGATCGAACACAAAAACGACACGAAAGCGACACAAAAACACACAATCAAGAATGAAAAGAATGTAAAGAATGAAAAGAATATAAAACCTTCTCGTCTCAAATATGAAATTTGCGACATGGAGAACGCGGAATATCTTTTTAAAGAAATCCAAAACAATAACCCGGATGCTAAAAAGCCGAATCTTGAAAAATGGGCCAATGAATTTAGGTTGATCCGCGAACGGGACAAGCGCACAGATCAGCAGATCAAATATTTAATCAATTGGTCACAACAAGATAGCTTTTGGAAAACCAATATACTTAGCCCGGCCAGTCTTAGAAAACAGTTTGATAGACTTGTCACTAAAATTAAAAGTGATAAAGAGCAAAAAAAGGCAAATAAGGCTCCGCGGTTAAACGTAGAGGAGTTTGATTTAGATGATTAAAAAACAAACCTTTGAAATCATGGCGCTCATAAAACAATACTTTGAGCATTTTGAGATAACGCAGGATAAAGTTGATTCGTGGCATGAGCTGTTATACGATGCTGATTTTGAACAAGTGCGTGACAATCTCATTCGTTTTTGTAAACGGAGCAAGTTTCCGCCAAAAGTTGCTGACTTGCTGAATGAAAAAAACGTCATCGTTGATCGGATCAATGCAATCCCGTCCATAGAAGAGACAAAAAATTATCTTGCCAGTCTTTCCACTCCCGTTGAGCAAACTGAAGAGGAACGGGCATCAATTGAAAAGTCCAAAGCGGAAATTAGAAAAATCTTAGGAATCGGTGAATGACATGAACACGACTGCTTTTCTATACAACACAGACGCGGAGCAAACCTTTTTGGGGGCGCTCCTTCTTAATCCTGATTTATTAAAAGACTGCCGCACAAAGCCGCTGCACTTATCCCAGGTCAAGCATAAAAACTTATTATCTGCGATGTTAGAACTGGACACAAAGGGGATACCCATTGATTTAGTTTCAATTACGGAATATATCGGCCGGGACAACCTGGGGAGCGTCGGGGGTCATCAGTATTTGGCGGCCTTGGCTTCCTCTGTTCCGACTACTGCAAATATCGGATTCTATGAAAAAATCATTTTTGAGCACTGGCAAAGGCGAGAAATGGGAAAAATAGCGGAAGAAATTAAGCAGAATTCATCAAATGACGATCCTTCCGCTGTCATTCAATCTACTATATCCGATTTAATGCGCTTAGAAGACGCCACAGGCGACGAAGAAGACGGGATAATACAAAATGACCTGTTAGAGATTTATGAAGAACTGGCGGAGCCTAAAGGGGAAATTACGGGCATGCGGAGCGGCTTCACGGAGTTAGATCGAATGACGTCAGGTTTTCAAAAACAAGAATTAGTGATTATTGCCGCTCGTCCGTCTGTAGGGAAAACCGCTTTTTGTCTAAACGTGGCTCAAAACTTTATGTCAAGCCCGCTTAATCAATATAAAGGCGGGGCAGTAGGGATTTTCTCCCTTGAAATGTCCCGAAAGCAACTTTTAAAAAGAATGGCGTCAAGCCTTGGAAATATTAACGCCCATGCAATGCGAACCGGCAATTTAACGGCGAATGACTGGAACAAACTTTCACAAGCAAATGGGGTTCTTGGCTCCGCTGATCTCAGGATTTTTGACCGCCCAGGCGTTACAGTTAACGAAATATGGTCAAAGGTCAGAAAAATGAAACGTGAATTTGCTGGAAAAGATATCTTGATCATTATTGATTATCTGCAGCTTATTTCAGGATCAGCAAAACACAGGGGCAACAGAACGCAAGAAATAAGCGAGATCAGCCGCATGTTAAAACACATGGCCCGCGAGTTAGATATCTGTGTTATTGCTCTCAGTCAGCTTTCACGGGGTGTTGAGCAGCGGCAGGATAAACGACCGATGATGTCAGACATAAGAGAATCGGGCCAAATTGAACAGGACGCGGATGTCATTGGGTTTCTTTATCGGGATGATTATTACGACAAAGAAAGCGAAAGCAAAAATATTATTGAGATCATTATAGGCAAGCAGCGAAACGGCCCGGTTGGAACTGTTTCACTGGCGTTCATCAAAGAGTACGGGCTTTTTGTCAACTTGGAGCGGCGTTTTGACGATTAGAGATTGGTATGAGGCAGCGCTCCGACACAATTATTACTCACTTATCCTGCTGATCGAATTTTTGGTGTACGAGAAAAAAACGGTACGGCTGCAGGATTCGGAAGAGGCGCTGAATTTTTATTTGCAAGAGAAATTTAAAGACAGGATGAACGCTTATTTGCTTACTTTCGAGCAAGAAAGACAATATGGGAAACCGGTATGACATCAGACGATAAGGAGCGAGGGAAATGAAAGCGATTGAAAAGGATGGTAATGACACAGTAGACATTTGAGGTAGGGTATATGTCCGGTAATTTTGATATGGATTGCGAGAAATGCAAAAAGGCTTTCAATGTGGATTTTACTAGCATGTTTTATTTTACGACTAAAAAATTGGAGATTGGCGAGTGAAAAATCCTTTTGAAGAATCAGTAAAGAAATTAGCAACCAAAGGGCTTTACTTATTACTGGAAGATATTAAACACAGGATTAGGGATGCTCTTTTATCTGAAAATCAATCCTATTTACAGCAACAACAGCAAAGAGTGGTTATTGTCAAAAAAGAAATCGACAGCCGCTCCGCGTCCGGAAAGATAAATAACCCAAAAGGGGGGCAACCATTTGAGGCTAATTAAATTAGATTCTATAATAGAGAAAGATAAACTTGTAATTGACATGGCAACGCATGAAAATTTTGCAGTCATTGTTTCAAATGGGGAAGCAAGAATGACGCCGCTTCCTGAGCATGGAAAAACAAAAATTGTCACGAGTAAAGGGAAAGTTACCCGCGTTAAGTGGGATGAAGGTGAATTATTCAACTAAATAAGTCCAAGACGGAAAGCCTGCGGACACTGATCATTGTACAGATTTACTGTGCTCTGATTGGTGTCCGTTTTTTGTTTCCCGGAAGCGGCAAAGAAATGCTCATATAAATGCGTAGGGTTCAATCTGAGGGCATTTCCCAAAAGGTGGGGAATGGGTTGGCAAAGGATGAAACGTGCCGGGAGCGGCTGATTTAAGGGGAAATAACAGGAGGAGCATATGCAAGATTTAATCATTGAATATAAAAGCGCATTGAAAGATGTTAAAAAGATGTACCGGCAATTATCGGCGGTTGCTGACAGTCTCTTAACCGCTGAACAAAAAAGCGATAAAAAGATCATTGGTGGCATGATTAACGATCTTGAATATACAATTGAATGGTTGCAGAATGGGAGACAACCCGGCGCTCGCCGTGGTGCTGATCGTAGGGATGTGTATAAAAGGACAATCCTATCTGATCCTCGTTTAATTGATGCGCTGCCGGAAGAATATGCAATCGTTCAAGAGGCTGAGGGAGACGTAAGCGATTGGGATAAGGAAAGAATCGCTGACGCCCTTTCTGTCCTCACAGAAAGAGAAAAAGACATATTCATGATGCATGCTGTGCAAAATATGTCTTTTGAAGAAATAGCCGCTTTACTCAATATAAAAAAAGGAACCGTCCAAAAGAATATTGAACGATCCCGGTTAAAAATGAAAAATAGAGCAAATGACAGCCTTTTTTGTTTATCTTAAATTGGGCTGTCTTTTTTTATGATGATCTTTTATTAATGCCAAGCCGCTCACGTAATGCAAATTGAAGAAGCTGCGAAAAGTTTACACCTTCTTTTTCTGCTGCTTCCGCCAGCCATTTAGGTACAGTAAGTGTTTTTTTCACCGCTTTGTTTTCCATTTCATCACGAACAATATCTGTCCAGGCGCTTACCATAACAACAAAACCAGTTGCCGGCACTTTGATATCTTTTGGAGCAGAGGGGGAAGGGATGTCTTCGCCGTCTTCTTCCATACCATATAGAAAGCCTTCGAGCGCATCTTTTGCCATGCTCATAGCATCATCCACGTTTTCACCTTCTGAAATGCAGCCGGGTAAATCGGGAAAAGTAATTGTGTAGCCGTCGCTTCCGTCTTCTCCTGCATCAAAAATCGCCGGAAATAAATACTTTGCCATATATATAAAACCTCCTTACAAGGGGGCTATTTAAGCCCCGCCTGTTTAAGTATAGAGTTTAGTGTGCCGGGTTTGAAGTCCTTTTTTGGGTGTGGGACTGTTACCGTTCCCGGTTTGGTTGGGTGTTTAAAGTGGTGATGACTACCAACAACCCGCTTTAAATACCACCCATCTTTTGTAAGTATCTTTATGATATCTCTTGAAGACTTCATGTTTCCCTCCCTTCATATATATTATAACACGTGTTATTTATACGTGTCGATACTTATTTCTGAAAAAAAGCATTTTTTTGTCTTACGGTTGGGACTAATAAGTGAAAGGACTTTCGTTCGACAAATTTCGCAAATGGTTCCATTTTCACTCTCCTTTGTTGATAATAAAAAGGGAGGGGGTGAATGAATATGTCTTTGGAATCAGATGTTTATAAAAAAATGATAAAAGAAATGGAAGATCAAAATAGTCAGCTTGCAGAAGAATATGAAGCATTAGACAAAGAATTAAACGAAAATGTAATAAAGCTCAATGCAATTGAAAAGTTAGAATTCTTTACAAGAAATCTTAACTTGGAGGAAGGCTTCTATAAAAAACATTTTAAATTAGAAGAGCTTACTAAAAAGGTTGAGGACTTAAAACAACAAAAAAATGAGTTTTTACAAGTCTATAGACAAAAATCTCAACTTAATCTATTAGCAATTGATGCTTTAAAAGAAACTCTAGACAATGAATAAAAGAGTACCATTATAATCATGTAGTTTAAATATAAAGGAAGAAGTGATTGGGTGTTTGATTTCGAAAGTATGAATCGGAAAATGACACAAGATAGAGAACGCCAACAAGCGGCACTGCAAGAGGCGCATAAAAAAAGAGCTGATTACGAAAATGAAGTTCTTCAAACATTAAAAAACATTGAATCTAAAATAGATATTCTCTTGGAAAAAATTAAATAATTAAAAGCATCCTACGGGATGCTTTTTTATGTTCTCTGTAAACTGCTTTCGGATGGATGTTTTTTGTATAATGTATGTTGAGGTGTTGAAATGGCTGTGAGATTACAATTAGATGAGCGAACAATGTTAACAAGCGAAACAAGTGCAGGTGTTTTAGAATGGTTTGGCTACCCTGAGAAGAACTCATTTGAAGATATTCAAGAAATAATTATGCGGCACTATGAATTGAAGAAGAAAAGTGAGCCAACGGATGTTTTATCTAGTGAGAAACATAATCCACTTTTTATGCCTACGGTGTATGTACTAAAACATATTAGCGAGAGAATAGAAGTACCATTAAAACCAGACCAAAATGGAATAGTAGCAGTAGAACATATATGAGCATCCTTTGGGGTGCTTTTTTATATTCTCTGTAAACTGCTTCCGGTAAATCTCAGGGAGTACAATTGGCGGTTAACGCTGAGCGCGGGGGCAGTTTAGAAAGAATATGAAGGAGGATAAGCATGAGTGTTGTAAAAGGATTGACGCATTGCACCTTCAGACCATTGAAAAAGTGTACTGTGCAGCCGTTGGGTGTAATGCCCAATTGGTTGCATAATGAACGCAGAGCAGAAGATTTAAAGGCAGCTATTAATAGATACATTGACGCAAACTGCGAGCTTCCCGCTGAATGGATTGAGGAATACAATTTGTTGATTAGTTCGATTAGAGCTGAAGGGGTGAATGAGTAATGAAAAATATATTGAGAAACAAGGTCTATGAGCAAGCGCGTTATGCTTTAGAAGAGAAAATACCTACTCTTGAAGAATCAATTAAAGGCATAGATCAAAGAATTGAACGGCTAAAAAAGCAAAAGGAACGTCTTTGTGAAATGTTAGATGAAGACAAGGGCTTTGTAGAAGAGGCTATTGAAAAATTTGATTTTGTTAAACAATTCTTTTTAGGTGAACGGGGGCTCGATTGTGGCTATCTGCTGTTTTTGAATAAAGAATTCCTAGCCGATAAGGATGGATATTCATACCAAGATGCGATCAAAAAAAGAGATGAGGATAGACATGAAATGCCGGTTAATGATGCTGTAGCCGAAACACTTTATTGTGATGATCAAAAATTCACAACTATACATTTTCCTCATGGGGGCATTCAATCATGAAGAAAGCTTTAAAGCCCTGCAATGAACCCGGCTGTCCTAGCCTGACGCGAGAGGGCTACTGTGAACAGCATAAGCGAATCAAGCCGGCCTATGATCAATACCGGGAGTCTGCTGCCAAACGGGGGTATAACAGCAAGTGGAGGCAGGCGCGCGCTGGATACCTGTCCAAGCATCCGTTATGTGCTGCCTGCTTGATGCAAGGCAGAAGAACCCCGGCGACAGTTGTCGATCATATCGTTCCGCATAAAGGAGACATGAAACTATTCTGGGATTCAAGTAAATGGCAGCCCCTATGTGCCCCGTGCCACGGCCGGAAGACAGCGAAGGAGGATGGAGGATTTGGAAACAGAACATCAAACGTGCGTGTGTGATCAATGCATGACCAGACTTCTTATCAAAGGCTGTTCAAAGATCAGGAAGCACGACAACGGAATCAAAGAGCATTATATCAAGTGTCCACGCTGCAAGGCTGAGTATACATCCTTCTATACGAACGAGGACATTAGACGAATGCAGCACAGAATAAGAAAGATGTTTGCTTTGCGTCGTAATATGAAAAAGGAATCAGCTGTCGATCTATATTCAAAGAAAATAGAAGCAGCACAAAAGGAAATACAAGCAGCCATGAGCCAGCTGAGAAAGGAGATGGAGACCCCCCACCCTTAAATCCCTAGAGGACGTTTGCCGGAGACCGCGCTCCCCTCCCCATTTTGATAAATTCCCTAAATGAAAATTCGGAAGGAGGTGAGGGAATGGCTAGACCGCGGCAACCTGTTGACTTGCTACTGGTGAAAGGCAAGAAAAACTTGACAAAGCAAGAGATTGAGGAGCGTCGAGCACAGGAAGTAAAGGCACCAAACGACAAAGTAAAAGCTCCATCATATTTGCCAAAAGACTTAAAAAGAGAGTTTAAAAAGATAGCGGATGAGCTAAAAAACATCGGAATTATGACTAATTTAGATGTGGACGCGCTTGCCCGTTTTTTGTTTGCTCAAAAACAATACTTGGAAATGACCGAAGTCTTACTCGAAACGCCCATTACTGCATTAGTTGAGGATGATGACGGAAATAAATTTGAAGTAGCGAACAAGACATACAGTGATTTGCTTATCAATCAAGACAAGCTGTTCAAACAATGCCGGCAAGCTTCTAGTGATTTAGGGCTGACCATTTCCTCTCGCTGTAAACTTGTTATCCCGAAAAAAGATGATGGGAAACCGAAGTCAAAAGAGGAAGAACGGTTCGGGGGCCGCATGTAATGCAAGAGATTACAGCCGAAATTCTCATTGAGCGGGTTTGGTCATATGCTGAGAAAATTCGCTCCGGAGAAATTAAGGCAGGCAAAAAGCAAAAATGGGCTGTAGAGCGATTTTTTAAAGATGTTGACCGGCTCGCAGAAGATGACTGCCCTTATCACTTTGATGCTGAAGCTGTGGTGGATTTTTATGAATGGTCGCGGCAATTTAATCATGTCGAAGGTATACTTGCAGGGCAGCCGATTGAATTAACAGACTTTCAGCTTTTTATTGCGGCCAATATATACGGATTCTATAAAAAAGAAAATGGCGCCCGCCGGTTCCGGAAAGCTTATATCCAGCTGGCCCGTAAAAATGCGAAATCGCAATTTTTAGCTTTAATAGCGTCGTATGAGATTTTCCCGACACAAGAAAAACACCGGGTATTTATCGCAGGCTGGTCCCGCGAACAATCAGATGAAGTATATCAAGCAATTCTTGAGCAGCTGCATCACGCGCCGATACTCAAAGGGAAATACACCTCTGCTAATGGCCGCGTGAAAAAATATAAAACAAACTCCATTATCCAGCCTCTTTCCCGTGAGGCCCGGAAGCTCGGGGATGGTAAAAACCCATCATTGGGAATTGTGGATGAATACCACGCACATGAAACAAGTGAGATTTACGATGTCCTGGACAGCGGGATGGTCGCCCGGCGCAGTCCGTTAATGGCTGTTATTACGACAGCGGGTTTCAACATGGAGCGGCCATGCTTTAAGGAATATCAATATACGAGTAAAATTCTTGATCCAGACATTGACACGGAGAATGATGATTATTTTGTTATGATCTGTGAACTGGACCCGGAAGATGACATAAAAGATGAATCAAACTGGATCAAGGCGAATCCGATTGTGGCAACATACCCCGAGGGGATGGAGTCATTACGTTCTGCTTTAAAAGTGGCTCTTGAAGTGCCTGAAAAGATGCGCAGTTTCCTCACCAAAAATATGAACCGATGGGTTGACCAGAAGGACAATGGTTATATGAAGATGACAAAATGGCGCGCTTGCAGCGGGGAAATTCCTGATCTGCAAGGACTGCCCGTTTATTTGGGCCTTGATTTATCAATGACAACAGACTTAACCTCCGTTGGATATGTGGCCATGCAAGACGGCTTTTTCTATGTCGGTCAACATTCCTTTATGCCTGAAGCCCGAGCCAAAGAAAAAATGGCGACGGATAAAGTGCCATATGATTTGTGGAGAGAGATGGGATTTATCACTTATACATCTGGCGAAGCAGTTGACTATCAATTAGTTGAACAATGGATCATTGAATTTATTCATAAAAACGGTTTTCGACTACAAGAGACAGCATATGACAAGTGGAATGCTCTTCATTTAGCGCAGCGGCTTGAATCAAAAGGGCATACAATGGTGGAACTGCCGCAGAGAATCAATCATCTTTCATTACCAACAAAAAGCTTTCGAGAAAAGGTATTTGAAAGGAAAGTCGTGCATGGCGATGATCCGGTTTTAACATGGGCAATTAATAACGCAATTACGAAAATGGACCCGCAAGAGAATATCATGCTGGATAAAGCAAAATCACCGCAGAGAATCGACCCTATTGCGGCTGTTATAAATGCTTACGCCAGAGCGATGTATCATGACACAAACCATAGAGTAGATTTAAATAATCACTTCGGCTCTGGGAATTTCAGTTTTTAGGATGTGAGAAAATGAAAAAAGTCAGGAAAAAGATCAAAGCTTTTTTTAAGTGGTTTTTTCACCCCAAGTATATGAAAGCCCTGCTTTCTTTTTTCTGCTTGATAATAAATGATCTGCTGTTTATGGCGGGAGCCGCCTTTATTCTGACAGCTGTCTATAGATGGAGCACAAACATCGGTCTTATTCTGACGGGTGTCTTTTTAATGTTTTATGCGTACCTCATATCAAAGAAAGCGAGGTGATATAAATGCTGCTTGAACGAATGTTTGAGAAACGTTCTGGCTCGTCAGATCATGAAGATGGTTTTAACAACATTTTATTAAATATGTTCGGCGGCCGGAAAACAGCAAGCGGTGAGAGAGTGAGTGAAAGCAACTCACTTGTGCAGCCGGACATATTTGCATGTGTCAATGTATTATCGGATGACATTGCCAAACTGCCGATTCACACATATAAAAGAACGGACAGCGGCATAGAGCGGAAACCCGAGCACATGTCCGCGCATGCTGTTTATGCTCGGCCGAATCCTTACATGACAGCCTTCACGTGGAAAAAGCTCATGATGACTCATGTTCTGACTTGGGGGAATGCATATTCCTATATTCAATTCGGACCACATGGTTACCCGGAAGCGCTCTTTCCCTTGCGCCCTGATTACACGAATGCTTACGTTCATCCGACAACAGGCATGCTGTGGTATCAAACTGTGATAAACGGGACAGCCGTTGAATTATACGACTACGAAATACTGCATTTTAAAGGGCTTTCGACTGACGGAATACATGGTAAATCACCTATTGGCGTTGTGCGGGAGCATATCGGGGCGCAAGCGGCTGCCACAAAATATAACGCCAAACTGTACAAGAACGAGGCAACTCCTCGGGGGATATTGAAAGTTCCGGCGTTCCTGGATGAAAAACCAAAAGAGAACGTGCGCAAAGAGTGGAAACGGGTGAATCAAGGTGAAAATATCGCCATTATAGATAACGGACTGGAATATCAATCTATTTCCATGCCTCTGCAAGAAGCTCAATTTGTTGAGTCTATGAAGTTTAACAAAGCACAGATTTCCATGATTTATAAAGTGCCGTTGCATAAGCTGAACGAATTAGATAAAGCGACATTTTCAAATATTGAGCATCAGTCCATTGAATATGTCAGAAACACGCTGCAGCCGTGGATTGTGAATTTTGAACAAGAACTAAACGTTAAATTGTTCTTAGATCACGATCAGAAAAGCGGCCATTACGTGAAATTCAATATAGATAGCGAGCTGCGCGGCGACAGTAAGACGCAAGCGGAGTATTTGAAAACACTTCATGAAACAGGAGTGCTGAATAAAGACGAAATCAGAGAATTACTTGAGCGCAACCCTATTGAAAACGGCGACAAATATATCTCCAGCTTAAACTATGTGTTCCTCGATTTTGTGGAAGAATATCAGCGGCTTAAAGCTGGCGGCGCCATGAAGGGGGGTGACAACAAGAATGAAGGATAAAGAGGTTCGGCATTTGACGACGCCGATTGAGTTACGTTCCGAAGGTGAGGGGCAGAGTGAATATATCGAAGGGTACGCTCTCAAATTCGAAAAATGGTCAGAACGTTTGGGATGGTTTAAAGAGATAATCAGCAGAACGGCTCTTGACTCAGCTGACATGTCTAACGTCATCGCCCTTTTTAATCATAAGCAAGATTTTCCCTTAGCGAGAAATACCGTTTCCGAGGATACTGGCCGTCTTGAATTAGAAATAGACGGGATAGGCCTCAAATTCCGATTTAAGCCCTCAGACACGTCATATGCGCGTGATTTAATAAAGAATGTCCGGAGCGGTGTGATCAATCAATGCTCTTTTGCTTTTTCACTTGATTATGGGGATGCTGAGGCAGATGAATGGCGTATCAATGAAGATGAGGACATTTACGAGCGACGAATTAATAAAATCAATCGTATTTTTGACATTTCGCTCGTCACTACGCCTGCTTACAGCGATACTGAGGCGGTTGTAGGTGCCCGCAGTTTAGAAAAGGTTGAGCAGCTGAAAGAAAGACGTAATTCATCAGATGAAGCGTTAAAAATGGAATTGGAACTATTAGACCTTGTACTCCCGGAGTAAGGTCTTTTTTAGTTCAGAAAACAAGGAGGAAATGATTTTATGCCAATGCAAATGAGCAAGAAAGAAATCGCATTAAGACAACAGTTTACTGAAAAGAAGCAGCAAGCAGATAAGGCGCTGCAGGAGGGCAATACCGATGAAGCGCGTGCATTGCTTGATGAAGTGAAACAGCTTAAAAATCAAATCGAATTGATGACCGAGGGACGTTCACTTGATGTCCCGGATTTACCGGGCGGTGTAAACTTTGTGCCCGAACAAGAGCGCAACCCAGAGGGCAGGGCCGGCGATACAGGGGCAAAAGAAGAACGACAAAAAATGTTCACTCAAGCTTTCATGAAATCCCTCCGCGGCAAACGCTTAACGGAGGAAGAGCGCGATCTGTTTGAAAGTGAAGAGTTTCGTGCGATGTCCGGTAAAAATGAAGAAGACGGCGGCATTTTAATTCCGGAAGATATTTCGAGAACGATCAAGGAATTGAAACGGGAACAAGAGCAACAGCTTGAACAATATGTAACAGTTGAGCCAGTTGCGACCCGTTCAGGTACACGTATGCTTGAGAAAAACAGTGACATGACGCCGTTTGCCGTCTTAGAAGAAATGGACGAAATTGCAGAGACAGATCAACCGAGGTTTACCAAGCTTTCTTACAAAATTACTGATTATGCGGGCATCCTGCCTTTATCGAATACACTTTTACAAGATACCGACCAGGCTATTATGTCTTATGTCGCCAGATGGTTTGTAAAGAAATCAATCACAACGCGGAATGCTTTAATTCTTTCAATCCTTGATTCTTTGAAAAAGGTTCAATTCAAAGGCCTGGATAACATTAAGAAGACACTTAACGTAACCCTTGATCCTGCTATCTCTGCCGGAGCTATTATCATGACGAACCAAGACGGATTTGATTACCTTGATCAACTGAAAGACGGAGATGGAAAGTATCTCTTGAAGGATATTCCAAGTGAACCAACAAACAAAATGCTGTTCGGCCGCCGTGTCGTGGTTATTTCAAATAAAGTCCTAAAGACAGTCTCTGGAAAAGCACCAATGATTATTGGTGACTTGAAGGAGGCTATCGTTTTATTTGACCGCCAGCAGCAATCTATTGCTTCTACTGACGTGGGAGCTGGCGCCTTTGAAACGAACACAACAAAAGTACGTGCTATCGAGCGCGAGGACGTAAGGCTGTGGGATTCAGAAGCCGTTGTATATGGTCAATTAACACTTGATGACGCGTAAAAGGAGGGGGCACCATGCGTATACCAAAAAACTACACCGCCGACGGGGGAAATCGTACCGTCATCGGCGGTGTTTTAGAAATTGCCGGGGGCAAGGTCATTAAAGATGGACAAGAGGTCAGTTTAGGCGGCAACCAATCTGAACCAGGACCCGGAAGCGTAACCAATGAAATGTTGGCGGATAAGTCGGTCCGCAGCAGGAATATCGGCACCGGCAGTGTAATGGAAGAACACTTAAATTCATCTGTTTTAGATCGTCTCAAGGCTATAGAAGATAAATTGAAAGAGCTTGCCGGTTCTCAGTCTGACGGAAAAACGGAATAAAAAATAAAAGGAAAAGGATGATTACAGATGGCTGAAGATTATTTATATGAAAGTAATGGAATCAAAACTTCATCTGAAAAAGGAAAAGACGGCAAGGCGATAACGCCGGTCTATCTCAAAGAAAACAGCGAAGAAAATCCGCTTTTTGTAAAAGGACTGCAGGGTGAAAAAGGTGAGAAAGGAGACAAAGGCGATACCGGTAAACAAGGTCCTCAAGGAGAACCGGGGGAACCCGGCCCGCAAGGACCAAAAGGCGATAAGGGGGACCCCGGGGAACAGGGACCACAGGGTGAACCGGGACCGGCCGGACCAAAGGGAGATACTGGCGAGCAAGGCCCGCAAGGTGAGAAAGGAGACAAGGGTGATCCGGCCGTTATTGAAGAAAGCAGCATTACGTATGAAATGCTTGCAGAAAAATCCGTCCGGAGTAAAAACATCGGAACTGGCAGCGTGATGCCGGAGCATCTAAACAGCGAAATTACAAAAGTGCTTGATGAATTGAAACAAAAAATGAATAACCTTGAAAGTGACCTGGCTGCTTTGAAAGGAACCGAAGAAGAACCGACAGAATAGGCGGTGTGTCCTGAATGGATTTAGAGGCTATTAAAAACTATTTAAAGGTCGAGCATGAAGAAGATGATCGTCAGCTTTTGAATCAAATGGCGGCGGCCAAAAGCTATATTATCAACGGGATAGGCAGGTATATTGAAGGGCACCCGCAATTTGAGCTGGTGCTTCAAATGCTTGTCCAACATTGGTATGAAAACAAAGGGATATATGAGTCCGGGGGAACCGGCTTATCTATCCCTTTTACTGCTGAAAATATATTGACGCAGCTGCGTTATATATCTGTGGAGGAACAAGAAAATGAGAAAAAAGATCAGCCAACTCCGGCACCGTCTGACCTTTCAAAAGAAAACCGAGACACAGGATGAAGAAGGTAACTGGAATGCAACCTATGTGGACTTATTCACGGTCTGGGGAGCTGTAGAGGGGGCTGGCTCTCTCGGAAATAGCGAAACTATGATTGCCGGAGCATTGGGAGTCAAGACCCCCAAAAAAATCACGGTGCGTTACCGGAAGGATATAAAACCGAATATGCGGATTGTTAAGCGCGTTCCTAAAGAAAAGACGGAACGCGTTTTTGATATTTTGGACACTAACGATCCGGATGATCAAGGGGAGGAGCTTGAGATTCTTTGTCAGGAGGTGGGAATCAATGGCTGATATGAGCTTTGACGGCATAGATGATCTAACGCAGTATTTTGAAAAAATCGGAGGAGACGTCGAAAAGGTGGAACCCGTAGCGCTAAAGGCCGGCGGTGAAATTATCGCTGAACGGCAACGCTCCCACGTTAACCGGAGTGATAAAAAACAACCTCACATGCAGGACAACATCACAGTCTCCAATGTCAGAGAAGACAAGGACGGAGTGAGGTTTGTGGCCGTTGGTCCGAATAAAAAGGTAGCGTATCGCGGGAGTTTCTTGGAGTGGGGAACTTCAAAAATGCCGCCGCAACCGTTCATAGAAAAAGGCGGGAAAGAAGGGGAGGGGCCTGCTGTGGAATTAATGGAGCGAATACTTACAGCGCCGATCAAATGACCTACTCTCCTAAAATTGAATTGGTGAGCACACTTAATTCCAGTGCCTTATTAAAAGCCCTGGCGTCTGGCGGAATTCATAACCTCGTTGCGAATGATGTCAGCGCATTTCCAAGAGTAGTTTTTTCGGAGATTCAAGATGCTGATGCGGATTTTGCAGACAACAAGGTCTATTCATTTGAGGTGCGTTATCAGATCAGTATTTTCACTCAAGCGAGCACTCGCGGCAAAGAAACGGCGATTGCTGCCGAAATAGACAGGCTTATGCGGGAAATCGGATACAGCCGATATGATTCTCAAGATTTATACGAAACAGATACAAAGGTCTTTCATAAGGCCAGACGTTATAAAAAAACCTATTATCAGGAGGGAAAGTAGATGGGGAAAGTATTATCCGGCTTGGATATGTTTCATATCGCCGAAGTATTGAAAGACACGAAAGATGAATTGAAATTCTCTGATCCGCAAGAATTACCGGGTGCCGTTAACTTGAAAATTGATCCTAAATCCGAACAAGAGGTTTTTTATGCTGACAACGTGGCATATGCCACTGTTAATAGCTTAGGTGATATTGATGGTGAAATGGAAGTTGCCGACCTCCCTCTTGACATGCAGTCAAGGATTTTCGGTAAGGAAGTGGAGAATGGCATTCATTTTTCTAGTGCTGATGATAAGACATTGGAGATTGCTCTTGGTTTCCGGGCCAAGCTCTCTACCGGCGGGTACAGATACTATTGGGTGCTTAAAGGAACCCCAGAATTAGTACCGGTTGAACACAAAACGGACGAAGGGAAAGCTACGCCCCAAACAGCGCAGGTCAAAATTAAATTTATGCCTCTTACTAATGTAAAAGAGGGTAAGCGCAGATGGGATGCAAAAGCAGAAGAAGATAAGGCCAATGGGATTAACGCTGAAACATGGTTCAAACAAGTTGTCTATAAGGACATCACGAAAGAGGGAACGCCTGTCGTTGATGTCGGTAAATAATTAATTGAGCGCCTGAGAGCGCTCTTTTTATATGAAAAAGGAGGAACCTACATGGAAGCTTTGTCTATTACACTTCGGCTTGATGGTAAAGATAAAAAATTTGTTACACCTGACCACATTACAGGTTTATTGTTCCGGAAGGCTGCAAAAATCACTGATGATTTTGAATCTCAAGATTCAGAACGTCTTTTTACTGATGAACAAATTGAATTCGTCTGTAATACCTTTGGCCAGAAATTCACGCCTGATGAGTTTGAGGAAGGGATTGACGCCCGGTTAGCAGGAAGGACAATTTTTGCTGCTGCACAATATGTGTTGGGGAACATTGCAGATGCAACGGCTCTTTTAAATGGCGAAGAAATTCCCAGTGGTGAAGAGCCGGGGGAGTAAGTCTGTCTGAGTCAGTCCTTGATATGTACAACGCCCTTGAGGAAATAGGATATACACAGAATCAAATTGACGAAATGGACATTGTCTATCATCTGAAAAGACTGGCTCGGAGAAAATCACAAGAGAAGACACAAACGAAGGCAAAAAACAATGATGAACCTATGTATATTGATCAATTTCTCGGATAAGGAGGTGCCCGATTGAGCAAAGACATAAAGGTCAGGCTGTATTCGAATTCATCTGAGTTTAAAAAAGAAATGAGCGCCTGTGCTGTTCAAATGAAAAATTTGAAGTCGGAATTTGAAAAAAACCGTACGGCAGTGGGTGTGTGGGGAAACGAATTAAAAACTGCTCAAGTAACCGAAAAAACATTAACACAACAATTGGAAACACATAAACGCAGAGTAAAGGCTCTTGAGAGAGCTTACGCAGACGCGGCTATAAAAAAAGGGAAAGACATAAAAGAAACGCAAACCCTCGCCCGCCGTTTAAATAATGCTACTGCCGCAATGAATAAGACGCAAAACGCGCTAAATAGTACGACTCAGAGGATAAAAGCGTTAGAGGAGGCAGCGAAAAGAGCTTCCTCCCGCGTTCGGATCATGGGCGAACGAATGGATTCAATTGGCGGAAAAATGCGTTCCGTTGGTTCGTCAGTAGCTATGACATCGGGCATCGCCTTTGGTGCGTTGGCTCTGTCCCTACGTGATGCTGTTCAGGTCGGTATTGACTTTGAAAAGCAAATGAGTAAGGTCCAGGCCATTTCCGGCGGATCGGCGGCAGAAATCGCGAAATTGAGAGAGCAAGCAAAAGAACTCGGTGCAACCACTGTCTTTACAGCAAGTCAGGCAGCGGATGCACAGGGTTTTTTGGCAATGGCCGGATTTAAGGTTAATGACATTTATGATGCAATGCCCGGGATGCTCAGTCTGGCGGCAGCCGGCCAACTGGAATTAGGTGCAGCCGCGGATATTACATCAAATATCATGTCTGCCTTTGCTCTAAAAGCAAAAGAGTCAGGACACGCCTCGGACGTCATTGCTTACGCCGCAGCCAACGCAAACACCAACGTCGAACAGATGGGCGAAGCCATGAAGTTTTTGGCGCCGAACGCTAATTCTCTTGGTTGGGGAATGGAAGAATCAGCGGCCGCCATTATGGCTTTTGGTGACGCAGGTCTGCAAGGTTCAATTGCAGGGCAGGCTTTTGGTACATCCTTGATCCGTCTCGCTTCGCCAACGGGGAAGGCTTCGAAGCTTGTCAAAAAATTAGGTTTTGATTTCTTCGATGCAGCCGGAAACATGAAAAGCATGCCGGAAGTCGTTGAGGAAATGGAAAAAGGTCTGAAAGGCATGACCAAAGAGCAACAGGCGGCCGCATTAAAAACGATCGTGGGCGCTGAAGCATATAAACATTGGGCTGTCCTTCTTCAAAAAGGTTCAAAGGCTCTTGGGGATAATACCAAGGCGCTTGAAAAATCAGATGGAGCCGCCAAAAAGATGGCGGATACGATGCTGGATAATGCACACGGAAGCATAGTAGCTTTTCAGTCAGCACTTGAAGGGGCAAAAATCAAACTGACGGAAAGCCTTTTGCCTGCCCTGGGCGATTTAGCAAACAAGGGCAGCGACTTGATTATGATGTTTAATAATCTGGATTCCGGCACCGTGCAAACCATAGCGAAAACAGCCGTTCTGGCAACAGGTGTATTAGGGGTTACGACAGCTGTCGCCACCCTTACAGCTGGAATAGGAGCGCTTTTGGCGTTTACCGGTCCTGTCGGCCTTGCGATTGTGGGAGGCACAGCGTTGCTTGGCGGTATTTCGGTTGCTACTTACGCTTACACTGAGCAATTAAAGAACCAGAAAAAGCAGCAAGAAGAGGCGCGGGAATCCGCCTTGCTTTACGGCGATGGCGTTTCTAAAGCAACACAAAAATCTGCTTCCGCCTATGTGGATTTAAGGGAAAAGGCAGAACTGCAGCTGTTTGAATTGACGCGGGTATCTGGTTCAGAAGCTCAAAAGATGTCAGCTAAATTAGTTGAAACATATGCCAGCATGCGCGACCAGTTGATACAAGAACTTGAAGGACTTAAAAAGGATGCTCTGGTTGTCTTGAAAGGGCTATATGCGGACACCGATGAGAAAACAAAAAAAGCCGGCGAAAAGATGACTGACAAGATGGTCGGCGCAATTGATAAAGATATGCAAGAGGCTAGAAATAAACTGAAACAGTTAAATGCTCTGCAAAAAGAGACAGGCCTTGTCTCCTCTAATATGAATGCCTCACAAAAGAAGCAGTTCAATGACATTGTTTCTTATTTTGAGTTGTCTACAAGTAAATTTGCTGCCAATCAAAAAGAAGCCTTAGCAATGCAAAAAGTAGTAACGGATCAGCAAGGACAGCTTTCATTTAAACAAGCTCAGAAGTACAACAACGATATTAAAAAAGTCTATGACGATGGTAAACAAGCCGCCAAGAAAGACATGGAATACAGAAATGATGTTATTGAGAAGTTGTTTGCGCAGGGATATATAGAAGCTGAACAAAGAAGATCATTGCTGAGCAAAAGTACAGCTGACTATAATACCGCATTAGCAAAAAACACGGATGCCTATGAAAAAAATTCAAGCGCCTTATTTTCTAAAATGTCACGAGACGGCAAGCTGCTTGATTTAGAGACCGGAAAGGCATTGGATAGACAAGATGAATTTATATCTAATTCAATGGGGATTATGGTCAAAACTGAAGAGTCAGAAGCTCAATATCAAGAGCGATGGGCAGCCCGGCAAATAGATTTTCTTCAAAAATTAGGACAATCCAAAGAAGAAGCAATTGAGACTACCCAACAGGCTTTAGAAGAGTTTTACCAAGGCATGGGGATGACCCAAGAACAAGCCCGTGAAGAAGCAAGTCAAATGGTTGCCAATGTTGAAGGGGAATTAGATAAGCCGACAAGCGCCGAGCAATCAGGAAAGAAGGTTGCTGAGGATTTTTCCGCTGGCTTGAAGCAGTCCACACCAGCAGTTATTGGCGGGGGAACGGTCTTACAGCAGGCCCTTAACAATTCACTTTCCGCAGATAATACCACGCCCGCACAAGCCGGACAAAATAAAGGAAATGCCTTTCGTACCGGCATCAATTCTACAAAGCCCGGTAATGCACAAGCGGGGGCGTCTGTACTCCAATCTGCTTTAAGCGAGATGAGGAAAGGCGGCGGGCAAGCAAATGCAGCAGGACAAAACAAAGGGAATAAGCATAAAGCTGGTTTAACGTCTACCAAAGGCGCCAATACATCTGCGGCCGGCTCTCTTAGCTCATCGGTAACGAGCAATTTAGCCAAAACCTCAGACGGCGGAGGCGGTAAAAAGGCCGGAACTGAATTAGCCAGCGGCGTTCTTAGTAAAAAAGGCTCAGCAAATACCGCCGGAAAAAGTGTTGCAAACAGCGCAAAAACAGGGCTGAAAAGCGTTAAGACACATAGTGTTGGTTCTGATTTTGTAACCGGCTTTATAAATGGAATGGGATCGCAAAACGGCTCTCTCTTCAGCGCGGCGTGGAACTTGGGGAAATCCGCCTTGAGGTCTTTAAAGAAATCTATTGACTCCCATTCTCCCTCCAAACTAACAAAAGCGGAAGGAAACAACTTTTCTGATGGGTTTGCGTTAGGGATAGAGGACAAAGCCAAAAACGTAAAACAAAGTGCTGCTTTTATGGCGCAGAACGCGATGACCTCGTTTAAGCAGGAATTAAATCAGATGGCTTTCAACATAAAGGGGGCTGCTGATCAGCTCATTTCAATGAAGTCAGAGCTTACCATCCGGAATGAAGTTGACACGCCTGCCTTAAATCAAAAGCTCGATGCTCTAATCACACTCCTGTCACAGCAACAGTCTGGTGGGGCAGGCCAGGCCGTGATACCTCAGCAGCCTATTATCATCCATCCGGCTGCGGTACATATGGACGGCCAACAAATTGCGACGATCGCTTTTGAAAAAGGAGATGGTAGGATACTTGATCAGAAAGCTGCAGACCGATATAACCAGAATGCCTATAAAGGCGGTGTCAGATCATAATGCTAGATTTATATATTGATTTTAATAACGGTATGGGGGAGCAAAGCTTATCACGCATTCTCCCTCGTTTTAAGGTGCGCAGCTTTACGCCTGACTCGCCGAATATTGAACGAGAAACAACAACACTTCCAAGGATAAACGGTTTAGTACTGCCGCAACACCCCCGGGACGTTGTGTATAAAGAGAGAGGCATCAAGGTTGATTTTTTATTAGATTCCGTCATTGCCGAAACTTTTTATCAGAACCGGCATGAACTTTATTCATTGTTAGTGCAGCCGTTTCCTTATTATATTTCGACGGACCTTCTGCCTAACCGTCGATTCCTTGTTACGTGTGACGGGAATTTTACTATCACTAAGGACAAACAGAAAAACCATGCCACATTTACAGTAGATTTCACTGACATTCTGGGGCTTGCCGAGTCGAAATATACCTCTTCTACCATCCAGAATTTCAATGGAGAGCACTGGAGTCCCGGCATGGGAATCCTTCGGAGAGATGATCTTGAATATCATTTCAAGAACCAAAAACGATTCAGCGTTTACAATCCCGGCGGCGCCGCGGTCAACACTCTGCAGCATGATTATAACGTCTATCTGTGGGCCAAAGGGACAAACGTAACCATTGCGAATCGAACGAACGGGGAAAAATTGAAAATTGAGCAGGAGCTAAAACGCTCGCAAAAAGTCACATTCATCAGACAGTACACTGTAATCGGGGATAAGCGTCTGAAAACATCCGGCCGTCTGCCGACACTGGATGTAGGATGGAACGATTTTGAAATTATAAACTCAAATGACTTTGAAATTTTATTTGATACTCGTTTTTATTATAAGTAAGGAGGGATGACATGGCTGCGGCTGACTTTATTAAAAGCCTGGTACCGGGGGCGCAAAAGGTACGCAAAAAATATAACGTCCTTGCTAGCCTTGTCATTGCTCAAGGCTGTCTGGAAAGTGGGTTCGGCACGAGCGGCCTTTCCAAACAAGCTAACAATTTGTTTGGGATAAAGGGAACCTATAACGGAAAATACGTGTTGATGTGGACCAGCGAGCAGGACAAATACGGAAATGTTGAGAGGGTACAAGCTAAATTCAGAAAGTACCCTTCATACGCTGAGAGTTTGGCCGATCTGGGAAGCTTATATAATCGTCTTGATCGGTATAAAGCAGTGGTAGGGGAAACGGATTATAAAAAAGCATGCCGAGCCGTTCAAAAAGCTGGTTACGCAACAGACATCAACTATGCTAATAAATTAATTACCATGATCGAACAGTATAAGTTGATGCAATATGACGATACATCAGAATTGCCGAATGAGCCTGATGATCCAGAATCCCCGGAGAACCCAGAAGAGGAACCGAGTTTTCCGAGTAAAGAATACGCGGGTAACGACATCCCTCTTAATAAAAAACTGCCGTCAGATGTGGACTTTCCACAGTTGCATGTTTCCACGAAAGACGGAAATGACGTTGTGGAAGTAACAGGCGTGATCGTTGATCTTACAGACGATACTACCGGGAAAAAGAGCTTTACCTTTACAATTACCAAAACAGAGAGCAATGCGACTGAATTCGATTTACTGGTGAATGACAATATTCTTTACATTGATGAAAGAAGATTCAAACAACAAAAATACTATATTACAGATGTAGACCTGAAGCAGGCTAAAAACGTCTTGACAAAAACAATCACGGCCAACCATATTTTTACCGTTCTGCTTGCTGAGAATCGAGTGGATGATACAGTAACGAAGAAACTGACCGTAAAAGAGGCCTTTGACATTGCGTTAAAAGGTACTGATTTTTCATATGTGCTGGAAGAGCCTGAAAGCAAATTCGCCACCGCCGAAGAAGAGAATTTCGGTGATAAAAACTCCACTGAATTAATAGATCAGCTCATAAATGATTATGAGTTAGAGCTTGACGTGGATAATTATAAAATTCATGTCTATAAGAAAATGGGGAGAGAGATTCCTTTCACTTTTGACTCCCGTTATAATATGCCGGGCATCAGTATCAAAACCAACTCGCAAAACTGCTCTACCCGTGCATGGGGATATGGTGCAATGTCTAAAGACAGTAAGAGCACAGACAAAAAACCGAAATACGTATTTGAGCCGATCTTGTACATCCATCCAGAGGAAAAGAAATTTCTGCGGGAAGGTAAACCGAAGTGGGCCGACCCGATCAGAGACGAAACTATAAAAAAGTCGGGCAGCATGGTTTCTGCGTTGAAAAAACATGTGAATCCATACCCGGAAACAGTCGTCAGTGTGGATTATCAATATGTATACGAACCGAAACTGCTCAAAATTGAAAAGCCGTTCTGGAAAGGCGATACAGTCCACATTTTAGCCGACACAGCAGACGGAACGACTTATGAGGATGATGTGCGGCTCTTAACGATTCAATACAATCCGCTAAATCCATACAGCAGCCCGAAGCTGACTTTTGCCAATTTCAGAAAAGACATACAAGATATTGCGGTGAATCAGGCCAAGAAGCTGAGAGAACAAAAACGATATATTGATCAAATACTGACAGCGCTTTGATAGGCGTTTTTTATTTTGTCGAAAAGGAGAGTGAATACAGTGTTGAGGTTGAAAAAAAATTACGATACCACTAGAAACTCTCGTTATGAGGATGAGCTATCTGGTGATATGGAAGCGATCGAGAGTAGCATAAATGGACTTGAAAATGAAATTACCCGTCATAAGAAAGCTGCTACGGCGCATACATCTGAGCAAATTGATCACGGAGGCTTTTCTTTACGAACTTATATTGACGGCCTCTATAATCGGGTGCGCAATCTCATTCTTAATGCCGACGGGACAAATGTAAAAGAAGTAGTGGATGCCCGTGTTACTGCTGATGGGGAAATTGCCCCACTGTTGAAAGAGCGTCTTGATAAGGAATATAACAAACTTCTGCGTAAGATTACCAGAAACGTTAACGTAGACGACTACGGGGCCGACCCGACCGGAGAGACAGACAGCACAGAAGCATTCAAAAGAGCGATCGGAAACGGAAAGGTGAGGCTCAATCTATCAGCCGGCGTATACGTGATAAGGGGCGTCAAGTTGCCGTCATGGACGTATTTGATCGGCCAGGGCATGGGCGTCACCACACTAAAACTGCACGAGGACACGCCGGCCAGTGAGTGGGTTGTCACAAATGCTGATCATGCGAAAGGCAACCGAAATATCGTTGTGGAAGGTATGTCGCTTGACTGGAATCCAGAACGTCAGGGCGGCGTTGGCGCAACGGGCGGAGTACATTCCAGCTGTCTGCTGTTTGCACAAGTGAAATTTGGTATTGTTCGTGGCGTTGAAGGCATTAAGCCTGGTCTGCATTGTTTTGATATATCAGCGCCTTCATATGACATTACAGCAAAGGATTACACGGCAACGGGGAGCAAATATATTTGGATTGATCAGTGTGTAGGCTCAGGGTATGGTGACGACGGCATTACGACCCATTACAGCGAGTATATTTTCATCACAAACAATGTGATGACTAACCCGCGCGGCACTGCACACCGTAAAGGAGGAGCCAATTCAAACGGAATTGAAGTGGATGACGGCTCTAAGCATGTCTGGGTTATAGATAATTATACAGAGGGGAATGTGCGGGGAGTAGAGGTAAAAGCTCATAAGGAATGGCCGGCACCGAGTGACGTTCACATTCGTGGTCATGAATCATTTCGTGACGTTCGCTCATTTGATTTACGGCATATTGATCACCATCTTGTAAAAGACCCTTGGAGTGAGACGGCTCGTGATGTGACGTTAGTAGACTGCACATCTCGGGAACCCGTTTTCAATTCTCTTTATGAGGGATTGGAGCCGAAAGCTCTCGTGGTCTCAGCGTATCAGCGTGTTCAGATTATCGGTTTTAAAGCAATCGGTGATCCAATGTATGATTACAAAGGCGGTTCAATGATCGCCTTCCAGTACAAAAGCAGGAAGATAACTGTCAATAACTTGCATATATCGGGATTTAAAAAGGCTGAATATGACATCCATATTACTGGCGGCGATCAGAGGACTGATGATGTGTTTATCTCTGATTTCGTTATTCATGATTCAGCAAGAAATGGCATCGGGGTAGGGGGCGGCGTTTATAATGTCAACTTGTTAAATGGCCTTTTGCACGTGGATAGCGGCACGGCTGGCGTCACAGCTCCGAACACCCAAACCAATATTTTTCTTGTCAGGGCTTACGGCTATAAGGACGCGGCCGTCATTGCCGAACAAAAGCATTCAGTCGTTCCGAATAACGTCAAGGGAGGCTTTCGAGCAGCTTCCGGCTCCGGCCATGCACTGACGAAATACAGTGCGATTATTGCGTGTACGGGGGCGACGTACGCGAAGGGTGAGCGCAATCTGCTTGCAGGAAATGCGGGAGGTTCTTCCTCGGAAGGATCGCGCAACGGTGTCATGTTTTCATACGATTCTCACACAACAGGAGACGGGGCGTCCTCGGGTGTCATGTTCTCGAAGGCTACCAAGAATAGTAAATCTTACACATTGGCTTTAGGCCATGGAAACGGCAAAGCCTCGGAAGCCAACAAAAAAATTGAATTAAACGCAAAGAATGGAACAGTCAAGGCTACTGGCGCAATAGAAAGTGTATCGAATTTAAAAGACTTGGCGGAGTATTTTGAATCAGCTGACGGAGCGAAGATAGAGGCATCTTATCTTGTAGCGTTAGAGGGGGACAAAATCCGAAAAGCGCAAGAAGGCGACAAGATACTCGGGGTCGTTTCTAAGACTGCCGGCGTTGTGCTTGGCGGAGCTGCCTTCTATTGGAATGATCGTTTTCTTCGTGATGAATTTGGCGGCATTATCTACCGGGAAGTATTTGACGGTGAGGACATCATTACGATTCCAGCTGAGAACCCGAACTATGATCCGGAAGCTGAGTACAAGCCACGAGAGGAACGAGACGAGTGGCATATTATTGGATTGATTGGTCAAGTGTTCGTGCGCGTTGATGATACCGTTAACGTCGGTGACAGTGTTTCAGCAGTTGACGGCATCGCGACAAAGGCGAAAAGCGGCGGATACGGAACCGTGATGAGATTTGAATCCCCGTACGATGCGGAAAAAGGATACGGTGTGGCGCAAATGATGGTTACACCGCAGCACTAAGGAGGGATAAGCGACGATGTATAAAACGGGCAGCGTGCCGATCAACATTAATACAAATCCAATCAATGGCCGGAGTACAAATATACAATTTATGACGCAAGACACGGGCAGTGCAAAGCTGTTTTTTTCTTTTACAAAGGATGGTGTACCGTTGCCTCTGTCAGCCGTAGATGCAAAAATTGTCCTACTGTATGATGATGGATCGTTTTATAAAAAGAGCCTCACCATCACTGACAAGGTAAATGGCACTGCGGAATATGTGTTGTCGAATGCAGAACTCAAGCACTACGGAACGGTTAAGGCTGAAATCAAACTATATTACACGAACGGGCAAGCGCTGGCGACTTCATTTTTTACTTTCTCTATCGCCAAAACGTTAGAGGATCAGAACATCGTTCCGACAGCTGATTATTACATTGACGATTTTGAAACGCTGAAAGACGGGATAAAACACATCGTCGAAGAAATCAGCCAGACTGTCGAGGAATTACAGAAGAAATTTGCTGACCTGGAATCCATTGAAACGAAAGAGGGCGCGCAGCAGAAGGCGGATGATGCAGAGGAAAAGGCCAGAGCTTATACGGATGAACATGCGAATGACGAAGAAAAGCACATTACAGCTGCCGAAAGAAAGGCGTGGAATGCCAAGGAAACCCCCTCCGGCGCGCAAAAGAAAGTAGACGCCCATGCGAACGATCAAGAAAAGCATGTTTCTTCAGCAGATCGGAAGGCTTGGGACAGTAAAGAAACAGAAAGCGGGGCGCAAGAGAAGGTAAATACTCACGCCAATAATACGGACATTCATGTTACCAAACCTTTCAAAGATACATTAGAAGAATTATCAAAGCTATTCACAGCGGGTTTTAAAGATGACCTGGAAGAATTATTACGTCAGTTCACGGCCCATAATTACAACCAAGAACGGCATATTTCTAAAGCTGAACGGAAGACATGGAACGGAGCTGCCACCTATGCCAACATCATGCTGAAGAATGGAGCCGCCGCAGGGACGCGGACACCGATGTACGCAAAGTGGGGGGCGTTTTTAATCTTACGGGGGCATGTGAAAACAGACGCCGAAATTATATTCGGCTCCATCCCCGCGGAATACGCACCTGCTGGCGGTTCCGTTATAACAGTGCCGTTAAGTGGTACAGGCGGCACAGCCAATTTGATCATTTATGATAATGGGGATTTAAAAATAAAATACCCGGACCCGGCGGACTCAAGTAAGATGGGCGGAGGCTACTATCTGGATGTGGTCGTCGGCTTTCAGGAAGGAGGGACAGCATGATTCAGGTTTATGAATATGATGAAAATTTTATTTTGACCAAACCCGTTCTGATTGAGCCTGACGAAGAAGGAAACTATACAATTCCTGATAATTGCACAATGGTCCAGCCTCCTTCTTTTATAAAGGCGATGTATCATCCAGCTGAGAAGATATGGACGGAGGCGGCCACAGAGGAAGAGAAAAAATCCTTGGAAAAGCAAATTGAAAGCGGACGGGTTCCTTCTCCCGTCGATGAATTGAAAGCTCAGAATGCGGCCATTACAACGCAGCTTGCGGAAGCGCAGAGCCTGGCCGAGTCACAAGCGCAAATGATTGCAAATCTTTATCTAATGCTGGCGGAGGGAGGGAAAGGGGTATGATGGATTGGTTTACAAGCGTTAAAACCATCTACGGATGGGGGCCGCAGTATTACAGTAATGCAGACGTGGCCCGTTTTGTTGAGTGGGGAAGAATTACAAAAGATGAATACAAACAAATAACCGGCTTGACCTATCCGATAACAAAGCAGCCTGTCAGTGTGGATTTAGGCAGCGCCGTAAACTGATTGACACCCCAGAGGTGTTTTTATTTTGCCTCGAAGGAGGTGATTAACAATTGGAGGGAATATATGTGTGGATGAATTTTGAAAGCTTACAGATCGCAAGAACATATCTTTTCGGGGAGGTGAAATATCTTGATTTAATGCTGGTGCTGAACATCATTGACATTATTACCGGTGTGATAAAGGCATGGAAATTCAAGGAGCTTCGGAGTCGTAGCGCATGGTTCGGCTATGTGCGTAAGATGCTCAGTTTCCTTGTGGTTATTGTGGCCAATGCTATTGATACGATTATGGATCTGAACGGCGTCCTGACCTTTGCGACCGTTCTTTTTTATATTGCAAATGAGGGCCTTTCTATCACAGAGAATTTAGCGCAGATCGGTGTTAAAATTCCGGCCGTCATCACTGACCGGCTTCACGTAATTGAAAGCGACAATGATCAAAAAACAGAAAAAGAGGACAAAGCTGCTGAGTAAATCCAGCGGCTTTTTTTATTACTCAAAAGGAGACGATGAAACATGGTAAAAATCACTCAAGACTTTATTCCAGTGGGACACAATAACAGACCGGGATACGCAATGAACCCGGCATACATCACAGTTCATAACACGGCGAACACGGCAAAAGGGGCAAGCGCAGCAATGCACGCCCGTTATGAGAAAAATCCGGAAACACCCACCAGCTGGCACTTTACAGTAGACGACAAAGAGATTTATCAGCATCTGCCATTAAATGAGAACGGCTGGCACGCGGGAGACGGAAACCGCGGAACCGGGAACCGGAAATCTATCGGCATTGAAATCTGTGAGAATAGCGATGGAGATTTTGAGAAAGCCATGGCGAATGCTCAATGGCTGATCAAAAAGCTCATGAAGGAGCAGGGGATTTCACTTGCAAACGTGGTCCCTCACCAGCACTGGTCCGGCAAGTATTGTCCGCGCAAGCTGCTTGATCGATGGGACTCCTTTAAAGCAGGTATCAGCGGCGCCCCGTCTAAAACGGTAAATTCTCCTGTTGATAAAACAAAAGAATCTTATATTAAAAATACAGTTGTTGCTGACAGCCTTAATGTGAGAACTCAACGCAATGCCAACTCGTCTATTGTGCTTGCTCTTCCTAAAGGTTCGACTGTCCAATATAAAAAAGGATCGACTCAAAATGGTTGGGGTTACATTAAATATACCAATTCTAAAGGAGCCACATACAGCGGTTACGTTAACGTAAGATATATCAAGAGCGATGCAGAGTTAGGAAAAAACCCTTCAAAATCTGCTCCTGCTAAACCTTCAAACAAGCCTAGCGGGGGTCTTAAGTCTGTAGGCAAAATTAAAATTGTTGGTGTGAAAAGTGCAGCCATTATTATGGACAAACCAGACCGTAAAAACGCAAAGAATGTGGATACAATTGGTCTCGGCAAGACAATTAACATCTCAGGTTCTGTTAAAGGTTCAAACAACTCTAAAGGCTATTGGGAAGTCATCCACGGCGGCAAACGCCGGTATGTGTCTGGACAATATGGAAAAATGGTTTAAGTAAAACGCTTTTGAAATAATGAAAAAGCCCCCAAAAGGGGCTTTTATTTTGGTTCAATATTTATAATTAACGACATTTGAGGAATTTTAGCTAGTGTAACAAGATAGTCACCATCAAATACCTCAAGTGTATTTTGCTCGCTTTTTAGAAGATCGTTTACATGCTTAATATCAATTCCTAAAGCATGAAAAACCGCAAGTGTATTAACCAGGCCTATTTGAGAAGCCATATTATCTGAACCAGAAGTGGATAAATGTAAACGATAGAATTTATGATTCTCGTCATACCATGCTTCCAAAGTGAAAGTTCCACCGGAGTTATCAGTTTCTGTTTTCAGTTCTCTGGTGTAAATTGTACCATCTTTGGCTTCGGTAAGTTCAAAATCTCCGATATTATCTTTATTAATACGATTGAGACCAGTGGATTCAATATCTTCATCACTTTCAATATCTCGAGTCGCTTCATTGAAAGTCTGTACAAATTCTTCAAGACTGAAGTTAAATTCTTTTTGGTTATCTTCAACACTCCGAACGTCAGAGTCTTCCTCGTCTTCAGAATACATTGGCTCCTCTTCTGTCCTTTCTGTGGCAGCAGTGACATCCCCAGTTTTGGTTTCGTGAGACTCTCGATTCAACGCATCCATAATGAAAAAAAGAGATAAAGCTAAAACAAGGCTTATTGGAGCTATTTGTTTACCTATTTTCTTAGTTTTTTCAAAGAAGATAAAAATCAATGCTGTAATAAAGACAAAGGTTGCTAATGTTGCAATAATACCAAGAATAATCAT